GAGGAAGATGCAGACTTCCTGAAACGATTGGATCGTTATCATGAAGATCTTGATTGCCATGTCGGAGCCCTTGATAAAGGCTCCATCTTTAAGCCACTGTACTACCGATTGAACTCTTCGGCAACAGACCGAGAGCATCTCTACAGTGTGGTGGCTAGCGTCCTAACAGAAAGCTTTTTGCATGGACGCGAATTTTATGAGTATGCTGAAACACAACTTCGCAAACTCGAAACACACCTCGACGAAAACATTCCCGGTCTCGCCTTCACCTACAATAAGCGCGTCGAGCGCTGGATGAAGAAATTCCGAATCGGAGACAAGCAGTAATTAGACTGCACCCCCAAATCCTAACAGTCAAAGGTGTTCAGAGGAAACACGTAGTCAAACTTCCTCCCTTGTTGGTACGGTCCAAACCATAATTGGACAAGCACTGGATGGTGCGACCCAGGTTTTAGTCTGGGCTACAACTCCCCCTCTACTCTATTTCTATTACAGGAAGAGAGAGAGGGAAACCGAGATTGATGTTCAAGTTGTTAATAGTGATGTTGGTGGTGGCGATGCTATCGCTCCACAGTTACTTGATCAACCTCTCATTAATTTCGCAGATCAAAACGCTGGTGCGGATGAACATGTCGATTCATACCAAGATCCCATGCGTAAAGTCATCGAACCTGATGCTCCTTTCTCTGATTGGAGTAAGAGGCCGGTGCTCATCCGAACTGTCCGCTGGGGAACTGGCACGGTTTTGGATGATCAATTCAACCCTTGGAATGAGTACTTTGAGAATGCTTATATCAAGGCCAGGTTTTCACAATTTCGATTGTTGAGAGCCACCCTCAAACTCAAAATTGTTTTCAATGGTAATCCCTTTCTCTTTGGGAGAGCCATGGTGGACTATTTGCCTATGCCCATTTCCAGTACGTTTGTGTTAAATAGGCCTCTGTTCCCAGCTGATCTTGTTGAAGCTTCGCAGAGACCCAACGTTGTTTTAAATCCCACTGTTTCAGAGGGAGCTGAGATGACTCTACCTATGTTTACACTGGTAGATATGCACAATGCCAATTCTGGATATACCATTGCCG